CCGTCCTTGCGGCAGTAAATCTGCCAGACCGAACAGAAATCGCACTGGCGGTCGGCGGCCTTACCGGCTTCGCGCCACTCGTAGCCGGCGAGCATTTCGCGCGCCATCTGCACCGGGTCCGGTCCCTTCAGATCGTAGCGCGTGTAGGACGTGTAACTGTCGCCGACATCGACGCCGTAGATTTCTTCAATTTCGTTGGGCGTGAGCATGAACTGCTCGCACACCCAGTCGCTGCCAAGGAAATTGCGTAGCTCGATGGTCTTGGTGTCGGGGATGATGTTGGTGGAGAGCGGATAATCAAAGGTCAGACCTTCGCGCGCGACGAATTCCGACTCCTTCGCCATGTCGTTAATCATCAGCCGCAACTGTTCGGCCTCCTTGCTGTCGGGTTCGCTAATGTCGTCGGCGATGTCGGCGGCCAGCCGTTCCATGGTGGCAAGGCGTTCGGAGGCATCCGCAATGCCCTTTTCCAGATCGGGGCGCTTTTCCATCACCCGCTCAAAGCCGAGCTTCACATAGCCGACGCCGGTGGTGATGGTGCGCCGCACGACAAGCTTCATCATCGACTTGAACGGGTGCGGCTGGTCGGAAACATTATAGGAATACAATAGCTCCAAGGTTTTCCCCAGCTTGTCGAGCATGGCGTTTTCGGCCTTGACGCGCGCCGCGTCCTGCATCACCGCCATGGCGCCCTGCGCCGCGCCCAGCATCTGCGGCGTCATGCCGGAGCCGGTCATCTGCGCCTGCTGTACCATCTGCGCGCCCGACGCCATCAGCGATTGCAGCGTCGATTGCGATTCATCCCACACCGTCGCGTTCATGCGTTCACGCCGCTTGGCCACTGCCTTGGGATTTTTTGCGTACAGGAACGCGGTTTTTTGCGCGACCAGCCGCAGCGTCAAATTGGCCTTATAGCGCTTGTCGGTGTCGTCGCGCGACCACTGATGACCAAAGGCAAAGTCTTGGTCGTCAAGCATGCGCTTGAAAGCTTTTTCCCAGTGCGTCTTGGCGGCCTTGACGCGGCCGGTCCATGCCGCCACCAGCGCCTTGCGCTGGTCGGGCGGGTCGGGCGCGTCGCGCGGAATGTGGTCCTTCTCTGCCGCAAGCACCACGGCTTCCAGCGGATTGACGGCGCTTTCATCCGGCGTCACGCCGTCGAGCGGTGCGTTCGGGTCTATAGCCATCCGTCGAGGTTCCTTTTGACGCGATCAAGCCCCTCTTGCTTTTTGGTCTGTGCCCACAAGGCGCGGAATGTCCCCTCTTGCGCCATTGGTTTTTCCGGCTTCTGGCGGTTGCGCGGTCGCATCTTGGCCAGACCCAGACCGACGAGCGAGAGCGTATCGACAAAATCGTCCTTGGCGCCCATGGGGAATTTCAAAATCTGGTCCTGCGCCTCTGCCCACCAGCGGCAGAACACCGGGAAGTGAACCATTTTCATGGCGCTGCGCGCTTGGATGGCTTGCGCGCGCTGCGTCTTGTCAACCGCCGGCGCAATCGGGTCCATGGCGCAGAACACGCGCTTTTCCAGCATGCGCTTGCGTAAGAAAGGCCCGATTGACTTGGTGATGGCGCCGGCTTCCGCCCACCAGAATTGCGGTTTGTATTTCTCAATCAGCAACAGCATGCCTTCGACGGCGGTGTGGCTGTCCACCCGCATCCACACCACGTCGGGCATGATCCAGACATTGTCGGCGACATCGACGCCGACCACCATCAGGCAGGATTTGTCGCCCTGCTTGTTCAATGTCACCGCGTGATCGGAAGCGCCGTAGAAGCGCATTTCGTCGAACGCCGGCAGGTCGCGCATGGAATTGTAGCCGACCAAATCCTTGGCTTGGAAAAATGCACCGTCGCGCGGTGACGGCTGGCCCTGATAAAGCGCCATGAAGCCGCGCGGGTCGGAGGCGCGAACTTCTTCAAGATATTTTTCATCAAAGCGTTCCGGCCACAACGCCTCACCGGGCGCGCGTCCCAGCACGTCGTTATCATCCGCCAGCGCCGGCAGGTCGATGGAGCGCCAGCGCGTTGCTTCTTCATGGCTGTAATACGGGTTAAGGGGATCGGTGAGCCGGCCTACAAGATCGTCCTCGCTCCACCGCGTTTGAATCATGGTGATGGTGCCGACCTTGTTCATCAGGCGGGTTTTCAAGACTTGGTTGTACCATTGCCAAAGCTTGTCGCGGATGAGCGGCGAGTCGGCTTCCTCGCGGTCCTTGATGGGATCATCGAGCAGGATGGTGTGGGCGCCGCGCCCGGTGATGGCCGAGCCGCGACCAACGCAGAACACAACACCGCCTTCGGTGGTTTCGATGCGGTTGACGGCGGCCGATTTCTTTTTGATTTCGACCTTGGGAAACACCTGCTTGTATTGCGGCGTCTGCATAATGTCGCGAATCTTGCGGCCCAAGTCCCAACTGTAATGCTCGTTATAGGTGGCGACGATGATCGAGCGTTCGGGATGGCGGCCGATGTACCACGCCGGGTACATATTCGACGCCAGCGTGGTCTTGCCGGCGCGCGGCATGATGGAAATTTTCAGGCGGCGGATTTTCCCCTTTTCCACCTCCTCCAACGCCACGCCGATGACGCGGTGAAATTTCTGCGGTGTGTAAACCGAATAGGTCGCGTCGTCGGAATTTTCCGGGTCCGGCATCATTAAGCAAGTGAAGTCGATTAAATTATCGCGCGCCTTCAGGATGGCACGTTTACGTTTGAGCAGGACCAGATGGCGCGCACTCACTTCGCTATCCCTTCGGTCGCCCGACCGGATTCGGGTGTCTAGTGACGTGCTGCGGCACCACTATCTTTTTCGGCGGGCCGCCGGTCATCGGACGCGACGCCGCGTTACGCGGCACCGGCGGCACCGGCGCCTGTTGCTGCACCATACCGGGCGCCGGCGATGAATGATGCGTGTAGGCATCCTGCGTGTTCGACACCTGCGGCGGCGGCCCCGGCGGTGGTCCCGGTGGCGGCAGCGGCCCGCTCGCCTGCGGCCCCGGCGAGGCGGCCTGCGTGTCGGATGGACTGGGCGGATAGAGCGGCGCGTTCGGGATGATCTTGACGCCCGGCGGCGTTTTCGGTGGAGGGAATGCCATAACGTTTTCCTTTCACTGACACCTCAGAATGTTTTGCTCATCATACGAGCAACGGCAGCATGGCTCCGGTAATTTCCCCCAGTCGAAACCCGGCGCGCGGCAGGATCATCTGCACAAGGATGAGGACGCACACCAAAATGAAAATGACCCAGATGATTTGCACCACCTTCGGCGGCAGCGCGATGCCGACAACGGTGCCGAGCACCCAAAGGATCAAGTATATCGCGAGTGCGAGCAGGCAAATATAAATCAGTCCATATATGACACCTTCGATCATGTTAGTGCTCCTTTGGTTGCGGCATGCACTTGCTGCGTTGCGTCGCCGGGATCATCACGTTGCCGGTCGCCGGCGTGATCGGGGAATCAAAGCCGGGACCGCCAGCGCCCAGCACGTCGCCACGGCAATCGGTGCGGCGCGCAAGATCGTAGAACATGCCGACCACCGGGATTGCGGCGATGGTGACGTTTGCGGGTTGCTGCGACGGCGCCTGCTTGTGAATGACAACGTGATGGCGTTTGGCATCGGCGGCCGTGATCGCTGCCAGCAACACCACGATGGCGGCCAGCGCACAGAGAACCGTTTTCATGCGACCTCCTCCTGCGTTCTGACGAAAGGAAAAATAACTTCGACTTCGTCATCGGTTTCGATGCCAAGGTATTCCATCAGGCCAAGGCTGATGTCGGCAACGCGGCCGGTGTTTTCGTTCGGTCCCCAGTCCGCCGGCCATGCAAGGAATTGCCGGTCGGTGCCGGGCGCGCGCACAAGCGCGACGTAGTCCATGCTGGCCAGCATCGTTTTGGGGAATTCGTCGTAGTTCCAGCGCATCGCGATGAACGGCACCGAACTATTGAGGCGGCGCGCCAGCCCGCTGGTGCCTTCCGGCTGCACCGCCAGAAACAGATGCGGCGCCGTGTAAATGTCATAGATGAAGGCAAGCCCTTCATCGGGCGTAACCCCCATGTCGGTCGGGCCGCCGAACCAAGACACCTTGCCGACAACGTTGAGCGTCATGGTAGCGCCCTTCCGATAACTTCCTTAAACAGCATTGATTTGCCGTTGCCGTTTGGCCCTTGCCGACAATCGCGGATGTCCGTCACCAGCTTGCTGATGAGTTCAAGCTGCGTCTTGCTGCGTTCAGTGACGTTGTTTGAAATTTCGCCAAGCACATAAGCTGCCAGACCCAGAAAGCCGACGTTGACGATGAGCAGCGCAATCGCCAGCGGCGTAGATTTCATCGCCTCGATGGCGCTGCTGGCGACCTTGCCCGTTACCTCGACCGGCATGCGCGGTGTTCATTCCTTTTTGGTTGGCGGCGGCACATAGGGATCGGGCACGCCACCGTCAGCGAGCCATTGTTCGTACTCAGCACGATCACGGTTGGCGGGATCGTTCGGAATGAATGCCTGATCGGCTGTGCGGATGACGACATCGTTTTGTGTGAGTTGATAGTCTGACATCACAGCCTCGCGTCCATAGTCAGGGTCGTTAAAGCGCGTGTTGCCTGATATACAAACGGGCTAATTGCGCTTGGGCCGTTGATAGTGAACCCCGTACCGCCGCCGGTAAAAGTTGGTATAACTCTCATTTCAGGCGCTAAAAAAATTGACTGACCGGCAACTGCCACATCGACAACGCAAGTCATTTTTTGAAAATACCGCTTGCACGTCACCAACTCCTGATCGTAACTCCGCATCACATTCGGCGACTGTGCGGCGGTCGGAGCTTGGGTGCCGGGGAGGACGACAAGACCAGTGAGATACATATAATCGGTTGTCGAAGCTACACCGTTGGTCGTTCCCGTAACCCCAAGATAACCACCAGACACCCACGCATTGGCTGGCGCGGTTTGGCCGCTGCCACACATCAGGGCAATGGAGACAGTCAATCCAATCGTATTGTCTTTCGCCCATGTGCCGGTGGTGTCGCCGGGGATGCTGACGGTTTTGTATTCCCACGCTCCTACGGCATTCATCGTGAATGAGAACGGATATGCTCTATCGGCGGCACCATTTCTTATTGATCCAGAAAACGCGCCGGTTCGATTTGTGGCAACCCAAAAGCTGACCGTTATCGGCTGTGCGGCTGCTGTCCCCCAAGCCAATCTGCTAACTCGATAACCTTCGATAGGCTGATAAAAGAAACAATAGTTTCCGGCTGCCGGGCTTGCATTGGCCGTGCTCACGGAAACGTAGGCAGATTTAACAAATCCGGCAGGACCATTTGGTTGCTGCGATACCGGCAGCACTTGAGCACCACTTGTTCCCAGCATCCAGCCATCAAGAATGTATTTGGTGCTACTCACCACCACGGCAGAAGTGCCATTCTCCTGACTGACCTCCATTCCGCCGTTGACCTGTATGCCACTGTACGCCATCGCATCGAACGGGGCGTAGATGACGCCGCTGCTGCTCGACACCGCCCACTTTTCGCCGTCCCATTTATAGACCGGCTGACCGACCACCGGCGGCGATGGATAAAGCTGGCCAATGCTGGGTGAAATGGGAAAATCTAGCGCCATGGTCAGGCTCCTCGCGATTTTTTGCTGGTTGTTTCCGGTGCAGGTTTTGCCGCGCTGCTTGTCGCAGGATCGGGCGTGTTGCCTTGCGCCAGCCACGCTTCATACTCAGCACGATCACGGTTGGCGGGGTCGTTCGGAATGAACGCCTGATCGGCGGTGCGGACAACGATGTCGGTTGTGGTGAGTTGATAGTCTGCCATTAGAGCCTCGCGTCTGCGACCCAGTGTGCCGACAAAAGATAAGTTGTTCCTGACGCAATTTGTGCTGTAATCATCCCGCCGCGCTCGTTGATAGCAAGGATAG